GCGACGGTCAGAGATACCGTGTTATCTGTGTTCGGTTTGATGCTGTTGACTGTCCATAGTTGGCTGTCCAGTTCCTCCACCGTCGCAATGAGGTAGCGCGACGGGAGCTGGACAGTGTCTCCGTTCCAGATATTGAGCTGAATGCCGGGTATAGCCGCGGTGAATCCGTACTTCGTGTCGCTACGGGCGGTGGCCGGATAGCGCGGAGTTGGGTTACCCAGGCTGTCGGTAACCAGCACATACATCGAGCCGTTAAACGTGATCGGCTCGCTGGTATCAAAGTTATTCCCGGAGCGTCCGGTGATGTAACCCTGCTGCTGGTTGCTGTCGTAGATGTCAGGCATCTGTATGACGCTGCCGACCTGGATAATGCCGTCCTCAAACACTTTGGCGTTCATCTTCACGCGCGAGTAGATTAGGCGCTTGGTTTCTCGTAATGCGCGCTCCCGGGCCTGATACTCATTACGAAAGCCGACTATCTCCAGCTTGTTCGGATTTTCCGCTTCCTGTTCGACGATGGCGCCGTTTAGCACGCGATAGTTGATGTACGTCTTATTGTTCGTGGTCGGGTGGACGTAGGACACCTGTACGCCGTCATAACCGCCAGGAAGAGTGGCCTCGTACGTCATTTTGTACTCGTCCGTCTTCATGTTGGCCCGGTTGAATACTGCCGCCGGGTAGTCAACCTTCTGATCGCGAGTGAAGGTCAGCACGCCGTCATCCCAGTACGCCACCACTGAAGCCGCGTTGCAGATCGCCTGCACGCGGTCACCGAGAGAGTCATTCTCATCGTCAAACGTGTAGTCGAAGTAACCCAGGCGCTCATCAGGCAGGCTTTCGGCAATCGAGTACAGCCCGTACAGGTCAATGCTGCTTACCGGCTGCTCGCCCATAATGAGCCAGGTATGCGCCACCGCATCAGCGAACGAGCGCGACGGACGCAGCGTGTAATCCACCGTCTGCGTGTCCAGGCTGTACGTGATAGTGTGGCGGGTCACCAGCGCGTTATATTTGCGCTCGCGGCTGCCAAGTGCGTTCTCTGTCGCCCTCACCTTCACCCGTACAAGCGTGTCGGTCGGGTGAACGACGTTTGTCCTGATGTTGATGCTGTGGATCTCTTCGACCTTGAGCAGTGACGCGTCACCGGAGTTATCCGTGCGCTGGAAGCTGACCGCGTATTTCCCGAGCCCGCCGGTCGGAGTGATCTTGTCAGTGCGATAAAACACCTCGCTCGTCGACTGGTGCGGCGTCGTCTGCCGGTAAGTAAACGTCTGCTGCGTTCCCGGCACCTGGTTGTAGTCGTCGTCGATTTTCCAGATGACCACCTTCCAGTTCGTTTCTTTCTTACCGCCCAGGCTGGACTGCGTATGAAGCCACAACTGGGTTGACTCAACTGGAGAGAAGAACGGCCCAACCACCAGCGCCTCGTTATCGTTGAGGATGAATTTCGTGGTGTTGATCATGGCATTCGCCGGGATGTCCTGCGGCCCCTCCAGCTGGTTCATCGTAAACGTGTACCAGCGCACCGGGTCAACAACCGCGCCGTCGTTTGTTTCAACGGCGGAGATCAGCGTTCCGGAGAATGTCGCATCGGTAGTGACGTTTCCGGAGGCCGTGCTGTACGTCACGTTGATGGTGAAGGTTACAGCGTGCGGCAGCACCAGCCCCATGAAGTAATCGAACTCAGCCTGCTTAACGATTTTCATCGCTATCTGGCCGCCGGAATAGGTGCCGCTGACCACCGTGTTTGCCGTTGCTGTTTCGATAGGGAAGTCGCTGGCTTCGTTCTGCCCGGGCACCTCCTGCCCGTCAACGTCATCGAATCCGTACCCCTCAACGATCTGCGGGATAACTTCGCCAGGCTGGAAGAACTGGAATTCGGCACCGGCCAGTGAACCGAGGCTTGATTCTGAGTAGCGCACGGACTCGTAATCGTATTTGCCGATCCCGATGCACATCCACTCTGTAACGTACTTCAGGCCGCCGTCGGTAGACGTCTGGTGAACGTATTCAAATACCGATTCCTGAATCAGATCCGGGAACGAACGGATTTGGCCGTAGATATCCGGCTTGGCTTTGTAGACGCGCGCGGTGTTTGTCTGACCGGTCAGGCTATTGTTCGGTGAGTCGACGGTATTACCGCCGTTGTTCGCGATTGCCGGCTTCGGCGCCAGGAACGAAAACACCTGGCCAACGACTTTAAAAATCGGGCTCAGGATGTCGCCGACAATGCCCTTCGGCTGGTCGAATATCTGGATGTGGTCCAGCTCACTCAGCTCAAACGCCAGTTCGTCATCGTCGCCCAGCTTCACACCATTGCGGACGATCAGCAGGTCGCGGTGGAAAGTAGCGTCATTGGCCGCCAGCCAGTCATAAAAAAGGGTGCCGTTTGGCACCCTGCAACGCAGCTTAGGCGTTCCTGGGAAGTTCGATATCTCAACCAGCGCCATAAGAAAAGTACTCCACTTTGTTGAATGCCCGCTGAATGACCAGCAACGAGTCCATGCGTACGCTTCCGTTCTCGCCGCGTGAATGCAGCGCCTGCCTGTTAAGCACCAGGCCAACGTGTGCCGGTTGCGTGCCGCGGTACCCGACAAATATCCCGCCATCGACAGGTTTATCGACCTGGCGCCAGAAAACGACGTCACCCTCATAGCAGGTGAAGAAGTCGGCCCCGGCTTCGTAATCCGGCGTCTGATGCAACTCAATGCCGAGGACATTGCGGTAATACAACACGCATAAGCCCCAGCAGTCGACTTTCTCGAACGAGCAGGCCCGGTTAGCCCACGGCACTCCGATAACCCGCCGGATAAATTCATCTTTAGTCATGCGGATTCCTTATAGGTACTGGAGTCCAGTGTATTCGCGGGGATCGTATAATTTTCCAATATTATTATTGAGCGGGTTGGTCACAGACAGGGTGACAGACGCGGCGTCGGCATCGATGTCCACCGTCTTGACGTAAAGCTGCCAGGACTTAATCGGCACAGACACGTCGCCGCTGTCGAAGATCTGCCTAGTGGCTGTGATGGCCGTTATCCGGGCAGCCCCCTTCCACTGCTTCATCAGAGCTTTGATGTCCGACGACAGCCGCCCTAACTTCACCGTCGCGTCGATCACCGGAGTACCGCTCTGCTGACTCTCCTCGATTTCAAAGCGCGCTGGCGTGTACGTCTGGCCGCCGAGCGTCTTCGCAAAGAACTGCTTGTCGACCAGGCGGACATAGCCAAAGGATGGATGGTAGAACGTAATGGTGTCGTACAGTCCGCGCGTCGGGCGTTGCTGCTTATACTCCCTGAAGCTCGGCATTACGGCACCCTCGGTAGTGATTCCGGATCGCGCCCGTCCGGATAACCCGTGACAACGATATCCAGCCACGAATCCCACGGCGGCGGCAGTTCAACAATGATGTCGTCAAACTCGTCATCGGCGTTGTACAGGTGGTTGGCAATAACGGTTCCCGTCCAGGTCACCACTCCGCCAGAAATATTGGTCTGGACAGGGAAACCATCTTTCGTAAAGTGAAGCTCCTGAACTTGCAAGCCACTACCGCCAAGATTTATCGGCATTCTGAACCAATAAATACCGCCGTGAAGATAGTTGGGACTACGTAACCATTGCTGAAATGCTCGGTCTTCCGCCAAGGTGAAGATCCACGTCAGAGACCAGGTCACTTTCAGGTCGTCGGTAAGGTTCTGGAAGATAGCCGGGCCGACCGCTGGCTGGTCGGTCTGGAACCCGGTATCGAGCGTCATGTTTTTGCTGGCCTTCTGCGCCAGCGGCATCCAGTCGGGATAGTCGATAATTGGCATCAGCCCTGCCCCCTTGGCGTGCGTTTAACATTGAAGTTACTGGTTATACCGCTGCTGATTGGCCCGCCGTTGTTCAGGTCTGCAACAATGACATCAACGGTAAGTCCTCCATTTGCATCAGTGCCAGCCTGTGCATCAACGGACGATGACGTGTAGTTCTGGATGTTGATAACTACCCCTCCGCCGCCAGAAGTCATCTCCTTGTTGCTGATCACCCTGCCATTGTCGCCTGGTATCATGTACTGCTTACCGGTACTGGCCTGGTAAATCTCTGGCATGCCACCTTCGCCGACCTGATACATCCCACCAGCCGAGACAGGCCCGCCGTTTTTACGTTTTCCTGACAGTGCCAGGATGCCAGCCATCGCACCAAGACCAATAGCCACCGCACCACCGAATGAAGCCACGGATGACATGATGGCCGCCGGAGTCCATGCTGCCGTTGTGGCCGCCGCCGCCGCGGTAGATGTCGCCGTCGTGGTTGCGATGCCTGCTGCCTGTGCCGCGGTGGATGCTGCAACCGCCGAGGTAGTGGCCGTCTGGCCCATAATGGCCGACTTAACCCACTCGACGCCCATCTGCACAAATGTGTTTACTAGGCTATTTAAAACAGTTCTTCCTAAAGATTTAGCCGCTTCTTCAGCGTCCATGCTTTTGGTGATAAGGCCAGTCAGAGTGTTAGAGGCATTATTGCCGAATGCGGTAAATGCCGCAGCTGCTGCCTGAGTGGCCGCGTTCTGTTGCGCCCATTCTTCCCACATCGCAGCGTTACGCTGGTCACGATACTGCTGCTCGATAGCGGCACGCGCTGCCTCAGCCTCCCCGATCTTCTGCGGGTAAAGCTGGGCGTAAAGCTGGATGTCAGCAATGTCTTTCTGATACTGGCTATCCAGCCCGGCAGTTTTGCTGGTTTTACCCTGGATGGTACTGAACTTATTGGCAGCCTCTGTGCGCTCCCGTTCAGCCTTGGCCTGCTCACGCAATGCGTTGGCATTGTCCCAGGCTTTTCCTGCCAGTTGCCCGGCCAGCAGAAGTTGTTCCTGCGTGGCTGTGTTACCGAGAGACTGTTGCGCATTAAGCACGGACTGCGCTCTGGATAGTTCACCGACACTGCCAGCTGACAGCTCGGCCTTCTGCCTCAGTTCATCAAGCTTTTGATTAACAGATTCTTGAGCTTTGGCGTATTGCTCAGCTTCTTTCTGTGCCGCAGACTTTCCGCCTTTCGCTTTGCTGCCAGTAGCTGAGGCGGTCGTTTTAATCTCGATCGGCTTTGTGTTAGCCGCGGTCTGCGATGCTTTGGAAACAGCAGCCAGATCGCCAACCAGCATGGCGGCTTTATTACTCAGCCCGGCCAGCGCTTTGTTTTGCGCCTCCCAGCCATCAAGCCCCAGCCATGACCAGGTCCGGGCCCGGCGCGTAAACATTTCTGCCGTGCTGTTCAGATCTGAAATCTGCGCATCCGCTGAGATTGCTTTTCCCACCAGCCTGTCGAGCGCTGACGTCATCGAGTCTATAACCGCCACCAGGCCGGTGCTGGCACCTGTTGCCTGGTTAACAGAGTCAATCATCGACAGGAATGAGTTCGTCAGCGCGGTATTGGCCTGAGAAAGCGTACGTGGGAGCTTCTCGAACTCTGCATTCACTGAGCCGGTTTGCTTCTGAATGGCGTTGAGAGCATCTTCTGCCGTCAGCTTCCCGTTCAGCATCAGCTGGCGAAGTTCTCCGATACTTACGCCCATCCCGGCGGCGATCTGACGCGCCAGTTCCGGCATTTGCTCAAGGATGGAGTTGAATTCCTCCGCACGGATTGTTCCTGATGAAATTGACTGGCCGAACTGACGAAGAGCATTCGCCATTTCTTCGGAAGAGGATCCGCCAATGCGACCGATTTTCTGAAGCGTCTCGGTGAGCTGGATGATCTGGCGGTGGTCGCCCCGTCATCGCGAAACGCCGTGCTGAGAGTCTCCCACAGCTTTGCTGTATCCTGTAGCGAACCACCCGTTGCCGAACTGATGCGCATCAGACTTTGCATAGTCTGCGATGCTGTCGCTGCGCTGCCAGTGAGCCTCTCTATACGCGCGTTGAGCTGGCTCATGTTGTCAGCAGCTACGAGGAATGCCTTACCCCAGTCAACAACGAGTGAGGCGGCAATTGCCCCGGCGACGCGGTTGATATTCGTCTGCAACTCATCCATCTTTTTGGCTGCATTGGTCGCCGAGTTGCCGATGGAGTCGAGCGACTTATTGGCCTTTCCCTGCGCCTTGAGCAAGCCAGAAACATCGGCCTCGATGTCGTAATAAATCTCGCCTGCTTTTTCAGACATCACTTTTCTCCGGGCATAAAAAAACCCGCCGGAGCGGGTTAATTAATGAAATCCAATGATGTTGATATATTATAACATCATGGCGAATTTAAAATTTGCAAGATTCTTTGGCTTCTGAACTTTGCATTTCAGATTCGCCAATAAATTTAAAAATTTCACCAAAAGTAGCTTGTTCACCTTTTGTGGCTATGTGCACTCCGTAGACAGCTAGATCCATTGCAGTTCCGTCATTCTTTCTTCCAGAGACTTTAAGGCAAACATTTCCACTTCGAGAAGATGGATTGTCACGAGTATCAGGAATAAATTTTTCCTGTGAAAAAGATGTTGGCAATGAGATTTCAGTCCGGATTTCTTTTTTTCCTAACTCGATTAAATCCTGCTCAGAAAATTCAGAGGCACTGACATAGAAAGATAATAAACCTAATCCAAGGATAAAGACTTTTTTCATTTTCACATCTCCTATTAGTTCTAAAGGATGCTACCAGATAGAGATGATAACGATCATAGAACTACTCCAAATCCCCCCTACTAAAAATGGCTATATAGCTTTTTTTAAATTTTCGCGTTTCATCATTTCCTGCCAACGGCGTTCATCATCGTCCATAACCGCGTCGTACTCTTCCCTGGTGAAGCCTTTCTGGTCAGGGTATTTGGCGTTAAGCATCATGGCGAATTCGGTCATGGTAAGGTTTTCAGCCTCTTCCCTGCTGACCCCAAAATGGTTTCGCGCCGCCATGATGTATTCAGTTGCATGGAACTCCGGTGTCGTTTCCTTGCTTTCGTGCTTCTGCAACTTACGAACCTTCGCCCGTCCGATAACGCCATGCATGATCAGCGACTGAGCTATCAGAATAAGGTTCTCCGGCGGCAGCGCGCCACGGCGCCATACAAACGTTCGCCGTCCAGTGCGTGATGGCTCATGCCAGCCTGTCAGCTCTGAAACGTCCTCGTCACAGCAGGATCGGATGACATTAATGGCCGAGAGAAGCGCCTCACGCACAAACGCGGCAGAGCCTGCTGCATCAAGTGCCCACCGAGGCAGGGAAACATCGCCGAAGTAATGAGCGTAAAATCTGCGCTGATGCTCTGGTATCGCACTGTGAATCTCTCGCGCCGCTTCAAGCATCTTTGCCACATCGTCATTGAACAGCGAATAGAAGGTGCGGACGATATGCTCTGGCTCGCCGATCCGAGTCATGTTACGGAACGATGGGCGGAAGAAGTATTCACGGCCGCCAGCACCAATCAGGCACTCGCCAATTTCTTTCAAAGGGGTCATATCGCTCTCCATAACCAGTATCAAGGGCAGCACGCCGCCCTTTGTAGTGATTACGGTGCGGCAGTCACGGTAACAGCACAGGTATCGGTAAAATCACCATCTGCGGTTGTAGCCGTAATAGACGCGGTTCCGGCGGAGACGGCCGTTACCAGGCCGGTTGAACTGACTGTTGCGATAGATGCCGCCGAAGTCGTCCAGGTGATCGCTTTGTTAGTCGCATCGGCTGGCTGAACTGCACCGCTCAGCTGCTGGGTTGCGCCAACGACAAGAGATGCAGTTGCAGGGGTAACTTCAACGCCAGTGGCCGCGATGGAATCAGCGACTTCAAACACGACAGTGTCGGCGTCGTAGACTTTCCACTCGCCGGAGAAGGTGGAAATATCGTTGGTACCGAAGTCTCCAGACCATGAAGTAGTGTTCATGTAACCCTGGATGTAAGTACCGGCGTTCTCACCAGCAAAGTCGAAACGTACCCACAGGTTAGGCTGACGGCCTGCCTGAACTTCGTCAAAGATGTACTTCGACAGACGCCACGCGCCGATCTCGTTATCTTTATCAGACTTGCGAAACTCCCCTTCGCCGGAGATCGTTAGATCCATGTTGTTGACCAGGTTCTCCACCAGCCCTTTGGCATCATCTGCCTCTGAGTTGATGGTATTCATCGAATAGTCGATGCCCTTGGTCGTCATAGCGCCGAGACGCTTCCACTCGGAAAGCGCTGGCACTGCGTCGGGGCAGCCAAAGGCCATGCGTAGCACAGCTACTTTCCCGATCAGCTTGCCAAAATCATTAGCACAGCCTTGCATGTGTACCTCTCAAATAAAAAAGGCCGCCTGATGGCAGCCTGATGGGTTGGTGATGGGTTTAATCGCCGTATACGCACATGAACTGAAGTCGGAAGACCAGACGGCCCTCTTCGGTCAGGGTGGGAGCAGGCATATTGCCGAGGTTTTGGATCAGGCCAAGGCATTCGTCGGTGATGTCGTTCTGTTCGACATAATTGATAATCTCCTGAGCCTTCTCAGCGGCTGCTCGGCGCTTGTCCTTAGCGGAGATGACATCCACCAGCACGTAGTGGTCAGATCCTAGGTCATTTCGAATGTCGGTACCGCCGTTAGGCCGGAACACGATGAATGCATCAGTTAATTTTGTCGTGTCGTCCCACGCCAGCAGCTGAACGATGAAACCAGTGGTAAGCCCGGCATCAACGAAATAGTTACGCACGCGCTCATACATGGCAGGTGTCATGCTTTCAAGTCCTCTTTTTCAAAGAGAACAGTTATTTTCCCGCGCAGTTTCCGGGAATAAACAGTAAAAGGGTCTGTACGATGACGCCTTAGCGGATAAGGATGAAAACACAACACTCCCTTCTCTTCGTCAGCCCAAATTACGCGGCTAATTCTATTTCCGTTAACGAAAATCTGGCGACGCCCCCGGCCGTCGTCAAAATGGTGGAATGTCTCTCTTTTCATAATGAAAGCTCCTTGCGCATTACGGCATCAATCTGGCTGCGGGTGTCTTCAAAGCCTTTAGTGAGGAACTCTTTCTGCGCGGTTGCGCGGCGGAAGGTTTGCGGCACGTTCGGATCGTGTACGAAAACAGCGTAGTTCGCCGTGTAACCCACTCGCCCCGTCAGTCGAACGCCGTTGTTAATCAACTCCCGATACTGGCTATTAAGCAGCGTTGAGGTGTCGATCGGCGTATAAAGCGCGGCTTGGGAGCTGCCGATTATCATTGCTGACTGTAGCGCCCTGACGACCTTTCGCCCTTTGACGTCATTAATGATGCGGTTGAGCCCGGCTTTCGACTGCTTAACGCCGCGCACTTTGATGCCCATGGCTTTCTCCAGGCAATAAAAAAGGCCGCCGGAGCGACCTATTCAGAGACTTTTTGCTATCCGCTCAAGCTCATCAACGTTCTCAATGAGCTTTCTAACCTCGGGTGGAAGCTGATCGGGAGGCGTGCGCTTAATCTGTTTGGACTTCTTCTCAGGAACCGGCGCAGCGGCGTAAACAGAAATAGCCACCGCCAGCACTGAGATAGACATTGTGAGCGAATCGATATCCATAAAGCCTCCGTAGTTAGATGCCTGTCAGTATCGCATAATCATCCGCCACACGCTCGAACGTGTCGGCGTAGCGAATAACCTGCCGCACCTCGTCGGCACCGGCCACAACCGGATCGGCTTCGGTCGATACGCCAATCAGCAGGTAATCACCCGCAGCCGCCAGCGCGAACTCAGTCCAGACGGTATTCTTCACGACGATTTCGGCGCCCAGGCTGGCTAACTTCTTGCTTAGCCCGCCCTCGTAATCGCAGAGGATTTGCTCAGGCTCGGCGTAGCCCAGCGGATCGCCGTATTCGTCATTGCCTTCCAGCTTGCGCCAGATGCTCGCCGTGGCGGGATAGCTCCAGTTCGCTACTGATGACATTAGCCCTCCTTCCAGCGCAGCACCTTCGCGCCGGTCGCCCGGATGCGCTCACAGTTGATATGCCACTCTCCGTCAGATTTCACGTAGCCGGTAGTCTCCCGCCCGGTGTCGGTCATCACCCAGACGCGGGTGAACGAGCGCGGCAGCCCGTGCTTAACTGATTTGTACGTCATCACTTATCCCCGCACATGCAGCCGCCCTTCCCGATCCAGATACCAGCGAATGCCGGGGCGGCGGTAGGGTCGGCAGGAATTAGCGAGGTGGCGCAGCCGTACTTATCCAGCCCGCGCAACAGATTAACTGAGGCCTTCCAGCGATCGGTGAATGACTGGTATCGGAACGAGCGAGACGCCCCGCTTGGTGCCGTTTGGCTGGAAATGTACTTATCCCCCTGCCCGAGCCCCATGAGCGCAAGCAGATAGAGCTGAATCAGCAGAGCTGTCGATGCCGGATAATGCGCATCGAGACACTCCTGAATGCTGTTGGCCTGGTCGACGAGAGCCTGAAGAACAAAATCGGGAATGGTAATTCCCTGGCTCTC